TGTTTTAGGTACGTTAAGTACTCCTTCTTCAAAAATAATATGATCAAGTATCACATTACCATCTTGTTCATCTATAAAGCAAGACCTTTGATTGCTAGCATATCTTATTTCCCTATTATAGCCTGCGCTTTCATCAAACCATAATAATGGTTTTCTAGGTGTAGATTTAGAAGTTAATACATAACTTAAAGGACTCATTGCAGTTAGATAATACTGCCTATCTTTTATTTCCCAGCTTGGTTTAACTGGTTGTTGTACTATTGGAGCGGCTTTAGCCACTACATTTTGCTGAGGAGCAACCTCAACTTTTTTTGCTGGCGCTTTTTTTGCTGCCATAATATAATATAATTTAATAGTTTGTAAAATGTGACGATAGCTAGTTTATATATATAATAAGAGGCTATTGTCGTATAAGAGTAATAATTACCCCCGTTGATGTAACGAGGGTAAAAATTACATTAATTAATTGACTTATGAGTCAACAGCTAAAGTACAGCTTAGAATATCTGGGTGAGCAAACACAGAGTTTACGTCATCACAGACAACTAAAAACTTTTCACTATTAAAAGCTCCTATGTCAGCAATAGCTTTAGCTAAAGCTTTAAATACAACTAGCTCTTTATCAGCTGTTGTAGTTACAGTAATAATGTCAGCAGCAGAACCATCTGTTCCACCGCTACCAATTGAACTCCCAAATTTAATAAGCAATGTCGCGTCAGCTGCAACAGTCATACCTAAAAGTCCACTCACTGGGTACATTGCAGCATCATCAGCTGCATCAATAAATATTAAAAATTTTTCCATTTTTATTTAGTTTTTAAAGGTTAATATTATGATTCTTTTAGCATCACAAAGTTATTAGCTCCTTGAACTACTAAACATCTTTCAGATAAATAATGTACTTCCATTACGTCATCTCCAGTATAAGAAGCAGATCCAACAGAACCAGTAACCCAAGACTTTAATCTTCTGTCATCAGTTTGCGAAGCTCTATATCTTATGTGTAAGAAAGGACGATTCATGTTTTTACCCATTGATTGGTCATATACAGTAGAAGTTCCAGCAGGAATTAAACATCCTGAAACATCTCCAAAACCACCTCTTGCAGCTGCATCGTTTAAGTATTTCCAGTCTGACTTGTAGAAATCATAAGATCCTCTACGGAAAGCAGAGAAACCTAAGTTTAACGCCATGTCAGCATCATTTTGGAATACACCAAAAGAAGCACCACCTTGATAGTTAGAGTTTAATCCAGCAACCATATCATCTAAAGTAAGAGCTAAAGAACGGTTAGTATATAACATGTTCTCTTCAATAGCACCTTGCTTGTCAAGATTTTTAAGTAAAAGATCAAAGTCCCCTAAAGAAGCTAAGTCTTCAAATACATTACCTCTTGTTTCAATAGCAGCAAATAAACCTTCAGTACCAAAACTATCTCCTGAGTCTGCAATAGCAGTATCAGCAACAGAAGTTCCAGGAATACCTTTTACAGATTCTACCATAGAAGTTTCTAAATAGTCTTCAAAACGTAATCTAGTTTCTCCAGCAGCTTTTAAATACCAAGAATATCCAGTTTGTCCAGATTCATCAGTTGTTTCAACCCATCCAATCTGAGCAGTATCAGATCCAGAAATCTTAAAGTGATCTTTAATGATAATTGGTCTGTTGTCATATTTTTGGAATTGTGGCTTAAGCTCTCCTACCATAGAAGCAGAACCTTTAGCAAATTCAGAACCATATACAAATATGTTTAATTGCTCATTATCTACAAAACCTGCAGTAGATAAACTAGCAAATTTATAAGGTAATAAAGTAGCATCAACAGTACCAGCGTCGCTAGCAACTCCAGTAGAAGTTGAAACATAACACTGAACAGTTTTAAGACCTGTAGCAGCATCTGTTACTAAAACAGTGTTACCTACTCTTAAAGAGTTAGTATTAGAAGATCCTAAAGATATAGTACTGTTAGCTTTTGCTTCTACTTCAATACTAGTAGCAGATCCAGCAGCTCCAGAACTTTTGTATGCAATATGTAATCTATTTTGCTCAGACCAAACTACTTGATCAGATTCCATAGGCATTTCAGCGCCTACCATTTTTAAAAATCCACCAATTGTACGGTTTCCGTATCTTTCAACTTCTTCAGCGTATAATTCAGGTAAATATTGTTGTGCCCAACCTTGGTTAGCAGTGTTAGCTAAGTCTAAGTAGTTGTTATCACTTACTGTTGGACTTGGCATAGGAGTTAGTGAAAATGATCCACCTAATCCTGTAGATGTGTTAAATCCCATTTGTTTGTTTTTTTAAGTTGTTTATTTTTTTATTTTAAATTTCAACTTTGAACTATTCTCTCCACCTAACACTTTAAATTTCATTCCGCCGGCTTCTACAACTGGTTTATTAGTTCTAGCACCCATATCAATATTTTTAGAATTAATAGCGGTTTGTTTTATAGCGTCAGCTTTACCTTGCTCATAAAAATGTGATACAATTTTATCAATATTTTTACCTGCATATAAAGCTTTGTGATAACCTTTAGCGTCTTTCATCATATCATTTTCGTCGAGGAACTCCCTCACAAAATTAGATATGTCGCTTTGGTAATTCTTAACATCACTTGCATTCTTTACATTATACCTATATTTTTTGTCTCCTACTTTAAAATCAAAACCTTTGAAATTTTCGTTAAAAACATTATTGGTACTTTGCTCAAATTGCTTGTACTGTTTTTTTTGAACCTCACTAGTGGTAGCTTGTTCTTGGTTGTACTTATTGTAAAAGTTAATAGCTTCTTGCTGTTCGGATGATAACTTAGAACCCAACTTGACTTCTTTGTAATACTCATCTTTCATACCATTAAGAAATTTCTTAGCTTTCGCAACTTCTTCTTTTAGTGTCAACTTCTTTTTTCTAATATCTCTTTCATCGTCAATATCTTCATCGTATGAAAAATTATCTTCAATTAAAAAACTTATTTCGTCATTATCTAAATGACTTTTTGTTGACTTGTAATATTCTTTTAATAACGCGGTATCATCCACGTTTGAATAGTCAGCATTTAATCTAACGTATTCTTCTATGCTTCCGCCAGTATCCTCCATAAACTTAACCAGGTTTTCAATATTTTCTGGCAAAGCTCTTTGAGATGTAGCTTCTACTTTTTCTTCAATAACAGGTTCACTCGTTTGAACTGCAACTGGAGTATCTTCAGTATCAGATACTTCTTCTAGTACGCTTTCTTCTTCACTGCTGCTTTCTTCTTTTTCTTTTTCGCCACTACTTTCTTCTTTGTTGTTGCTCTCGCTGACGATTTCATTTTTCCGTACATCTTGATCTGTGTTTTTAGTTTGAAATTCTTTTAATTTTCCTAGGTCTAATTTAATAGTCCCATCTTTTTTTATCTCTTTATAAGAGATTTCTTCTTTAGGTGCTTCGGTTTGCGCTGCTTCATTAGTTTCCACAACGTTATCCTCAACAACCTCTTCAATTGGTTGGTTTTGTTCTGACATAATATAATATAATTAAATAGTTAAAAATTTATCACCTTGGCTCAAATTGCTCAAGACCAAATCCACCTAAGTTATCCATTCCTGCGGATTCAAAACTTTTGGGTGGCGCATTATTTTTTCTTTGATCTATGAGCTCACTTTGCTGTGAGGCTTGTATTTTAGTTCTTTCATCTTTACGATCTTCTTTAAACTTGTCTTTTTCGTTAATTTGCTTTAATTGCATTTCTTGTAACTGCATGTTTAAATTAAACTCGTGTTCCATCAATTCTTTCTTTATAGCTGCTTCTCTTTCCATCTTAGCTATTTCTAATTGATTTTTTATTTGCTCTAACTGAGCTTTAGATTCTGTTAGCGCTTGCTGCTTTTGCATATCAGCCTGAGCTGCTGCTTGAGCAGATTGTGTATTAGATTGTGTTTGAGCTTGAATATTTCTTTGTTGTTGCTCTTGATCTAATTGTTGTTTCTTTTTTCTACGTATTTTAAGAAGCTGATTAGCTAATTTTATATTACGCACTTCTCTGACTTCTATAGCGTCCTCTAAATATATCTGACCAGACTGTAAAGCTACTTGTATATTGTTTTCAAGCTTTGCTTTTTCTTCTTCATCCGGTGATAATTCTAAGAATATACCAAAATCATGTAAATGTAAGTTAGCCATTTCTTCTAAAGTAGATACATTAAACTTACCTAATGTTTTTATAAAAGACTCTCTAGTTGGCGAATATTCTATAACATCAGAAACACGCATTGCAATACACTCTGCCATTGTTAGGGTTATATACAAGCTTGATTGCAATAGGTGCCTTGTTGCTGTGTTAGAATTTGCCGCGGCCATTTTTTGTAGACCTACTAAAGCATTCTTATCTGGTATTCCGCCGTCTCTAGCTTCGTTCAATCCAGTTACATCACGCATCATTTGTAAGTAATAATTATATGTACTTATAAGTGCGTTTATTTTATTGTTACCACCGTTTGAATTTAATTCAGTAATAGGTAGTCTTCCTCTGTTCATATCACCGTCTTGCGTCATTGATCTACCAATAACACTACCAGTTTGGAAATACATGTTTAATGCTTCCTGAGGATTATAGTTTGTTCCGTTACCTAAGTCTATTTCAGCTAAAGCGTCCGCATCTAAGTAAACACCATCAGGTACTACTCTAGATAATACTTGTTGTAATTTTAAATGTGTTAGCTGAATCATATCTGCAAAATTAGTCATACGACTGACAAGAGATTCTATTCTACCTTCATACATTCTAGGAGCACAGATGGCATAACTCATTTGAGCTTTTGTAGTATCCGCTTTCGGTCTTATCATATTTTTCTTAAGTTCCCACTTAAGTATATCGCTACTACCTATAACTTTAACACCTTCATATATTACCTCTATAGCTCTATCAACTTTTTCAAAGTCATCATTAGCAGGCGGATTAAAGGTATCATTTTTTTCAATAGCTTTACTACCTCCGGTAGCTGTTTTCTTTATTTTATGC